ATTCATAAGTGCAATGCAATATATGCATTACGATGCTGTTAAAGGTGAGTACATAAACAGATCTATTATATTTAAAAGCTGGAAAGAAGAAGCTATTGATATATTAGGTGGTACAAGATGTGGTAAGATATCTTTTAAAGAGAGATCTAATCTTACTCCTGAACAGCAAGAACAACAAAGAACTATCAGGTGTTATAAACTTGTGTATGGTCTGTTATCATTTAAGAATGGTAAAACTGCACAAGGTAAAGAACACAGTGTAGAAAACTTACCCGTACTTTATAGAGTTACAGGTACAGCATTCTCACCTGTTAGTGCTGCGTTAGATCAACTAAAGAAAAGAAAAAAACTTATGTTTAATTCTTTACTTAATATTGATACTAAGAGGCAGAAAAAAGGTAGTAATGTATTTTACGTACCCGAAATAACTGTAAATGCTGATGCTAATTTACAGTTATCTGATACTGATATGGATACTTTAAAGGTATTCCAAGAGTCTATTGATGCAGAGAACTTAGAAGTTGCTGGACTATATAATAGTGCAAAAACTAAAAGAGTAAATAGTTCTGATAATGTAGATGCTGAGATTGTAAAAGATCTTGGTGATGAATCACCCGAAAAAGTATTGGCTAGGTAATGAACGATATACTTATTAAAGTACAGAAGTATCTTGATAATGTATCAAAGGGTCCTACCCAAGTAGACAAAAAACTTGTGGAGGAGTTTGGTGAGGCGTGTAAAAACGCCTTACTCAAGCAATTCACTGAAGACAGAAAATCTAAATTTGAAGTTAGAATGTCTAATGTTGGTAGACCATTATGTCAATTACAGATGGAAGCTAAGGGTATAAAAGGAGAAGGACAACCTTATAATGTTAAAATGAGAAATACATTTGGTGATCTAATAGAAGCATTAGCTTTATTTGTTATGAAATCAGCAGGAGTAAATATAGAAAATGAACAGAAAAAAGTTGTATATAAATTTGGGGAAAACAGAATTGAAGGTAGGCAAGATGTTGAGATTAATAAAAAGATATGGGATATTAAAAGTGCATCGCCATTTTCTTTTGAAAAAAAGTTTGGAGAAGAAGGTGGTTTTAATGAGGTTGTTAAAGATGATACCTTTGGCTATGCGTCACAAGGATTTTTATATGGAGAAAGCCAAGACAAGGAATTTGGTGGATGGATAGCTATTAATAAATCTACTGGTGAGTGGACAGTATGTGAAACACCAGCACTACATGATGAATATAAAAAACAAGCTATAGATAAAGCTAAAGAAAATTATAAAGCATTGCAAAAAGGCATACCATTTAAAAGAAACTATGATGCGATTGAAGAAACTTTTAGAGGTAAGCCTACAGGTAATAAAGTTTTGGGCTTTGCGTGTTCGTTCTGCCCATACAAACTTCCTTGTTGGGGAAGTAAATTGCAGTTGTTACCACAACAGCAATCAAAAGGTAAGAATCCTAAATGGGTTTGGTATACGGAAGTTAATAATCCTAAAAAGGAGGAAGAGTTTGCGTAACTGGGTGGATGTTAGTTTTGAGGGGTCTAGCATCTGCCTTTACCTAAAATGTATTGTTTAATAATAAAAGATAATGATACTTGGAGAATATTTACAAATGAAATATGGGACTCAGAAAAAGAAGCAATTGATTATGCAAAGAGAAATAAATTTAAAAAATCTGTTGAATGGAAAGTTGTACCCTATGATCATAAATACTTTAAATTATAATGACTAAGAAAAAAGATACAATAGATTTGCTTAAAGCAATAAAAGTTTTAGTTACACCTTGGAAACTTGGATTTACTTGTGGTATATCCATGGATACTCAATCAAAGATGACAACAGAAGAGTATGAGTTGTGTTCTACAATAGCTAGAGGTATGATTAAAATGGCAACTACTGACCCTCATTCAACGTTTCTATGGGGACTTCGTGGATTCGCTGATGATAAGAAAAATAACAAGGGAGACTTAACTATAAGTTCTGTTGCAGAGTTTGATGATGCAGATAATGTAGTAGACTTTCTTGAATACTTAAAACAGAAACGTGATAAGGAGTTAAATTAATGGCAACACATTTAGTCATAGGGGATCCTCATTGTACCCCAAAAGCAACCAATGATAGATTTTTATGGGCAGGAAAATTTGCTCGAGATCTAAAGCCGAATACTATTATTTGTATGGGAGACTTTTCAAGTATGGATTCGCTATCTAGCTACGATAAAGGTAAGAAATCTTTTGAAGGCAGAAGATATAAAAAAGATATAGACCATGCTCATGATGCATTAACTAAATTTAACAAAGGTCTCAACGGGAGACGACCAAGAAAAATCATGCTACTTGGTAATCACGAAGATAGGATAGATAGAATAATAGATGAAACACCCGAACTTGATGGCACAATTAGTACTAATGATTTTCAATTTGAAAAATATGGTTGGGAGGTTTATCCATACCAAGAACCTGTTGTGGTCGATGGCGTACATTATTGCCATAATTTCCCTAACGGTGTTATGGGTAAGCCTATTAGTGGGGACAATATTGCTCGTGCTCTCTTACTAAAAAATAAAGTATCTTCTACTGTAGGGCATATACATACATTTGATTATTCTATGTGCACTACTCCAATGGGTAAAAAAGTAATTGGATTATCTGCTGGTTGCTACTTGCATCATAAAGAAAATTATGCTAGGGCTACTCAAAGAATGTGGTGGAGTGGTTTAATTGTAAAAAGAAATGTAAAGAATGGAGAGTATGATCTTGAAACAGTTCAGTATAATTCTATTAGGAGGAAGTATGGTAGATTTTAAAACTGATTTAGATCATCATGATAATGTAAATTCACCAGCGCATTATTTGCATGGCAAAAAAGAAACTATTGATGTTATAAAAGATTGTATGACAGATGATGAGTATCACGGATATCTTAAGGGAAATGTTTTGAAGTACGTTTCGAGATATAAATTCAAAGGTGAGCCATTAGAAGATTTACAAAAAGCACAATGGTATTTAAATAAACTAGTAAAGGAGGTCAAATGACACACGGAGAAGAAATGGCTATACTCGGTAAGATAAATGCCTTGTATGAAGTTATAATAGAGATACAAACTAAGATAGATAAATTATATAAACAATTGCCAAAGGAGGAAAAAAATGGGAGCAATAAAACAAGCACTAATAGAAGTGGATGATGCAGTGTGTGGTTGTCTCAATCAAGGTAGAACACTAAATCAAACTATAAGAGATTTAAAGAAAGAGTTTAATAAAAAAGGTAGAGATAACCCATACTTATTAGATGAAGATCTTATTGAAGATAAATACTATCAATTTAGAGGCACAGAATGATTAGAGATAAAATAGTAAAGGCACTAAGAAAAAAATATGAATCAGATATGGAAACTGCTTTAACAACTATTGATATTTATTTAGATAATTCTGTAGGTATTGGTGAACATCCACAACATATAGCTGAAATAGATAAATTATTATCTACTTATTGCAGTGCCAAAGAAAAGTTAGAGTCTTTAATAAGACACTATGATGACAAAGAAATACCATTCTAATATAGGAGGAAAAATGGAGAAAGAAAAACAGAAACAACAAAAAGCTAACCCTAGAACTTACACTATAAGTTCTGAACAACTTATGGATATTATGAGATATTTAATGTCTCGACCATATGCTGAAGTAGTAAAACTTATGAATAGTTTATCTACACTAACACCACAATCTAGTGAGGGAAATAGCAATGACGGAAAAAAGTAATTTAGATAAATACACTGGAATATTATTTGAATTAAAAATAGGTTTAAATAAAGATAATGCTATAGTTATTGACTATGGTGGTAAACCTGTAGGTAAAATTCGAGAGGCACTAAAAGGTTATCCCTATCATGGAAACTTATGTGCTGCTGTTATTAATCATGCTAATGCTGTAGGAAAAAAATTACAAGATGATATTAAACAACTTATACAAAAAGTTTAGATATTACTTTTGGCATAACAAAGTTATGGATAAACTAGAAGGTTATGCTAGTTCATTGAATACTTGGTTTTGGCATAAGCGATGGGGTGACAGAAACCTTTATCGCTATAACCAAAATAACCAAAAAAAAAGACCTCCTGATTAATAATCAGGAAGTCTTGTGTTGCCTGCAGGGGGAGTCTATATGGCTCCCCTTTTTATTTTAGGCTATCCATTTGTTCTACTATTGGTTTTCTTTTTGGCAATAAAAAATTTTCTGTTTGAAATATTGGTTGTATTCTATTCTTATAAACATTACCTAATAAATTTGTATAGTTAGGATTTTCTGCATACACAGACATACCCTTAAACATTTCTTCAGGTCCTCTATCTATTGCATTTACTGCATCTTTGTATCTTTCATCATTTGCAATCAATTGCATAAATGCTCTAATACTACCTTTACTATCATCAAAAGATCTTAGCTTAGCTCCACCTGTAGTTGTTAGAGATTGTTGGTCACCAGTTGCATGCATACCAAAATAGTTATTAGCACTCTTTGCAGTAGGTGCACCTTTAAATTGAAAATTGCCTGTTTCTGTAGCAGCAACTGTAGCTATAAACGAACTAGGTATTTTACTTTCAATAGATTCCTCAGGATATTCTTTACGAACTTCCTCTATTGCTTTTATAAAATCTTTTGTTTGATTTATTTCTGCCATTGCTATACTACAAATTAATACACTAACAATTCCAAGCACGAAGTGCTTTATTAATTCTTGAATTAGGGTCATTAGCTGTTTTTTTAGAAGTTAATTTTTTCTTCATACCTTTCATACGTGCACAAAAACTAGCACGTCTTTTGTTACCAACTTTTTTGCTAGGTGCTTTTAAATTACCACCAGTAGCTCTATTATAACTAGCTCTACCTTTAGCATTTAAACCACCTGAGGGGTTCTTACCTTCTTTACGTTGCCATGCAGGTGTCTTAGCCATTATTTTTTCCTTGCTGTTTGTGCAGCTCTTCTAAAGTTTGCTGCAGTTGGTGCACCTTTAGCACCTTTCTTTTTCATTTTACCACCACGCTTTCTTTTAGCATGAATGTTAGCATATAATCCTTTTCTCATTATGCTCTACCTTTTTTTTTATTTCTTAACATAGCAAAATCTTTTTTAGTAAGTTTACCATCTTTGTCCATGTCTAATTTTTTTCTTTTACCTTTTACTTTTTTTCCTTTTTTCATTTTTCCGTAATGTCCTGGCATTTTAACTATACCTCCTGTATTGTTTTACCTTCTTTGCAATCCCTTTGGGTTGCTTCACAAATTGTTTTCCCTTTCTTGTTCCTTGGCGTTTGGCTTTTGTCGTTGCCGCATACTCCGCAGATGATAGGGCTTTGATTGCTTTCTCGGGCAAATATCGTTCTCCCGTAACTGAAGATTTTTTCCCTGACTTCGTTCTCCATTTTTGTTTCCCCCATGCTTTTAAACTTCGTTGACTTTTTGCTAGTGCCATAATTACTTGTAACCTCCACCAGCTTTTTTGTAAGCCTTAGCTAATGCTTGGGCTTTTCTTGCTGACCATTTACCAGCACCTGTTCCATGAGATGCTTGTGCTTTAATTCTATTAAAGATTTTTTTTCTCATTCCAGGTTTTGTATAATTGCCTGCTTTATTTACTGTGCTTTTCTTTGCCATTGTCTATCTCCTTATATTCATAATCGTAACTTCCTTCTTGATTTTCATCTGTTATCCATTTAGAAGTATCTTCTACAGACCATATTCTAGTATTAACTAGTCTATGTATAAGGGGTTTTGATGGATCTGCTGCCATTGATGGATCAAAGATTCTTAATCTATTGTTGGGCTGTATTGCGTAGTTACCATCATCTAATTCTATTACGTGTCCACATTTATGTTGATCAGGTTTTTCTGCATAACCAAAATCTAATTCATTATAATCACCTGCACACCAATCAATTGTAAATAAATATTTACCTTCTCTTTGTTTTTTTCTTCTAGATGTATATATCATTTTACATCCATCCATTTGATAAAATTTAGTAACACTTACATTATAACTAAATGAATCCCATAACATTAATTCATTCAAGGGTAATTCTTTTACTCCTGGCTTTGTACAAAATGCAGATACAGGTGCTCTCCACCATAATCCACCATCTGTCATCATATAATGAAATAAAGGAACTTGCTTTGGTATGGAACTAAATCCAAATACTACACACTCAAAGTATTTATCATGAGAATCTTTTTGATCTCGTAGATAATTACCTCTTACAAAGCATTCTATTGGTGGTATGTTTGCGTTTAAATACATAATTATT